ATTCTCCACCCTCATAGTCATCGTTAAAATATAGACACAGTCCATACCCAATATAATAGTCTATATCAGTTCTCCACTGATCAGCATGATGCTGTATAAAATCTCCCTTTTTATACCTTTGTAAAATCATACCAGTAGGATAATACGAATAAGATTTAAATAAGGATTCCATTTTTTTATTTGCTCTTGAGAATACATTTTCTTCTTCAAAGACTATCTGTTTGCCAAACCAGAAATCGGGAATTTGATTTTTAACTCTCATCTCTTCATTATTCCAGTCTTCTTCAGAAAAACTGTTTATAATTTTTTTTACTTCTTCAAATTCTGAGTCTGTTAGGAAATTTTCTACCTCATAAACATCATCGTATATCTTGTTTATCTTCATAAATTCCTAATTATATTTATTATTATTTATGTGACTTATCTCTATATGGTTTATATTTACATGACTAGGTAAAGATCCTACCCATCTAATTGTTTCAGCCATATCTGCAGCAGTTAAAGCGTTATCCTTTTTCTCTAACTGTGTGTCTATTGTTCCTGGGCACACTTCCGTAACCTTAATTCCATATGCTGGGAATTCCATTCTCATAGTGTCTATTAATCCCATTTCTCCACGTTTAGCATTTGAATAATTTCCGCTTCCACGGTATGGTACTTTTCCACACAAGGAAGTGACAAAAACAATAGTCGGAGATTCAGAATTTTTCATTGCTGGTACAAACAATTGAGACAAATACATTGGTCCAGAAACATTGATATCATACGCTCTTCTAAAGTTTTCCATAGTTTCGTTTATTAGATATGTTGGCCCTGCTCCACCGCCAGCATTATTTACTAATAGATCTAAAGTTATATCTTTATATTTATCGTAGAATGCCTTGATGGCTTTTTCATCAGTAATGTCTAAGCTGTATGTCTCTATGTTGTCAGAAGCAATCTCTGCCAACTTAGATAAATTACGTGACACAGCAATAACTTTGTACCCATTTTGGGATAAAACTTTTACTGTTTCGTAACCTACGCCCTTGCTAGCTCCAGTAACTATGGCGGTTTTCATATTTACATCGTTGGATTATTTACTGGCTCCATGGTTCTATACCAATGAAGTGGTACCATATACTTAAATCCGCTCTTAACTAAGTGTGCGGTGTGATGATATGGTGGAGATGATGGGAATATAATAACGCTCCCTGCCTCTGGCTTAATGGCTATAGTAACTCTGTTTCCATCTTTTGCTACGGCAAAATCTTCTTCTGGCTTGCCCTGTATGATTGGTGCGTCTGGAGATTCAATGGTAAATGAAAGTTCTCCACCCTCGTAATCATCGTTTAAATAAAACACAAGTGAGTACTTTAATCTAGTGTCTCCTTCTTGCTGATCAAAGTGTGCTCCCATGTAGGTTCCTGGGCTATACTTCTTAATATCAAATAATGGGAAATTGATGGGAGTTTCGTTGTCTCCGTGAGCTTCCGCATAATCTTTACAAACGGCATAGAAGGCATCCATGATGGTGTTATAAATGTATCCAGCCTTATTGTCTGTTGTTTTAATTACTCTCTCTTCATCAGATGGGTTTACAGTTTTTTGAGCTCCGTAAAGATACATCTCTCCACTACAGGCTGTCCACTCATTCCATTTAGTAACTGAATTACCCCATTCCTCATTTTCTGTGGAATCAATCATCTCCACAAACTTTTTTGGATCTGGTATTACGTTCTTGTAATAGTAAACATTTTCTTCTAATATTTCTTTTTCCATGTCAATCTCCTATTTTATATTTCTTACCATTTGGATCAATCTTATAACCTTCTTTAAGAAGATCTTGCCACTCCGCCTTTTCTACTGCTTGCTGATCTCTAATCTTCTGCATTTCTTCTGCCCAAGCATCTCTGACTTCTTGTGGATAATCTGATTCTTCTCTATCGTCCCAGAAAGACCCTAGAGTGTATCTAACTCCTGAAGTTATCATACTTACTTCATGCATGTTATTAAATCCGCCATCAAATGCAGCTAACAATCCAGTCTTAGGCTGTATGCTAATATCTTGTGATGGAAACTTAAGCATACCACCCTCAAAATTATCATTCAAATATAAGAAGGCTGCGTATCTACTTCTTGCAAATGGCCCAGTGTTTCCTTTTTCATCTGTGTTGTCTGAATGTATTCTTGCATATGCTCCAGGCTCCCACTTTTGAGTATGGTATCCAATTTGAACTACCTTTTTAGGATCTAGTCCATGAACTGAAGCAACAGCATCTATAATTCCAGATCTAATTTGAGAAAATATGTCTGACTCCAAGCCAAACTCTTCTATCTCTGGATCTCCATCTTGTGGCAAAACTGATGAGTAAGATTCATAAAAAGAAATTGGAGTCCATGATAGTTTTTCTGTTTCAGCCTGCTTGTCTAAAACTTTTATTAAAGCAGCGCACTGCTCTTCAGTTAAAAAGTTTTCATAAAGGACTATGTCCTTAGTCAATCTATTTTGATTATTTAAATTCATTTTATCCTCACTAATCCATCTAGGTTTTTCTTTTGTACCTTTTCCTGGTACTCTGACATTATTTCACCTTGCATTGATATCCACTTATCTCTGCCATACTTCTCTTCATTCTCAAACCATTCTTTATCGCCAAGGTCATACTTTTGCCAATACATTCTAGTAAAAAGCTTTTCTCCGTTTAAGTTATTTGTAACTCCGTGTAGGTATACCTTTCCATCTTCTGTAAGAATTTCTGGGTGCCCTGAAGGAAAAACTAAAAAGTCTCCAGCTTTAGGCTTGTAAGAAAATATTTTATTATTAATAATAAATTCAACTTCTCCGCCATCATAGTCGTCGTTTAGGTATGTAGTAGTTGTAATTGCAAATTTATATCCTGGGGTCTTAATAGGCTCTCTAATAAAGTCAGAATGATAATTCATTGCCAATGGGTGTCCTTTTCCTGCATCATCAAAATACTTGCATAGGCTTGGACCAGTCCATCTCCAGGTGCTTATCTCAGAAACTACAGATTGCTCAGAGTTATAAGTTTCTGAGTACAAGGAGTTTACTGGATTAGAGACATGAGTAGGATCAACATCTAGGTTAAACCTATTAATAAAATCATTATTTACTTTATGAAAACCTTTAACTAGCTCACAAATAAAATATTTTTGATCTCTTCCCTTATCGGTTGTAGGCTCTTCATGATCCCAGGCAAACTTCATTTCTCTATCGGATTTGTTAAAATTTATTCCGAACTTTTCTACTTTTTCTCCAAATTCGTACCATGGTTTCCAGTCTTCAAATATTCCTGTTTCTGAACTTCCAATATCTTTAGCTATCCTATACATCTTGTCAACATCTTCTAATACGCCGTTATAAACTATAATATATGGATATATTTCTTCGCTATACATTCTTATCTCCATCTATTAAAACCCTATAGTACTTCTTATCAGGTTCTGGCTTAACTTCTCCAGTATGTTCTAATATAGTCCAAAAGAATGGAACTGTATATCTTATGCTACCTTTTATTTCTGTTACACCGTGAATATAATTCATATCTCCAGGGAAAAAGTAGGCAGCACCTCTTTTAGGCTTAAATTGAATTCCTTGATTAGGGAAATATAACTCTCCGCCTTCATAATCATCATTTAAATAAAACAAGCTAGCTAAATCATACCATGGAAAATCATTGGACAATCCAGCATCTGGCCCTTCATGTAATTCTTTGTCTGCGTGTGGTCTTTGGAATTGACCAGGTAGCCACCTAACGATTGTCTGCCCAGTTGGCTGAGCTTTTACCTTATAAAAATCTTCTATGATTGGCTGTAGTCTTTGAAAGAGTCCAACTATAACTGGAACAATGTTTGGATCATTTTTGTTTAAAGATGGAGCACTACAAACTCTGTCTTTCCAATAACTTGAATCATATATAACTGTTCCATTTTCATTTACATGATCTTCTGTGTAGTCCCAAATTGTAATCTTTTTAGCAGCTGACTCAAGGAAGTTTATCTCATCTTCAGTCATAAAATTTTCTAGTTCAACAATCATATCCTTGCTGTACCCAAAAAATCCAGATGGGGTTATTGATTTCGGTGCGTGTAAGTGTATGTCTTTGTTTACAATTTCCATACTTAATTATACCATTCCATTAGAAGCAGTATTATCATTTACAGATAACCTCAAAGTCTTAGTTTCATGAGAACCTAAAGAATTACCGTTCTCATCTACAGCGTCTCTATACCAATCCGTCCAGTTTCCAGAAGAATTTATAACCTGTGCGGCTTCTCCATAAGACATATTAGCATTGTGTCTAGACCTGTCATCATCTCTATACTGAACAATCTCTATAACTGAATTGTTTAAGTTACTCAAAGATATTGGAATTATTGTAGCTATTGGAGTACCAGCCTTGATTACAGTTTCTACATTTGCCTTTTTAGCTTTGATTGCTAAAGGCAATGGATTATCATAAAAAGATGTGCTCATTAAATTAGACATTGTTTCAAAATCTTCATTAAAATAATTTACTGGATTTATTGTCCATATACTAACATCTGGGTCTGTCCTAAAAACCATACCTGTATTTAGACTTATTGTAGACTGTCCTCGTCCAGAGTAAGCATCAGCAGGTTTAGTTATCTTTACATGCTGGTCTGTCTGATCATTTATTCCATCCCAAGTAAAAATTATATCTTCTGTGCAGGATAAGTTCCATCCTACTACGTTGGCCTGTGTTACTGGAAAACATCTGTAGGCATGCTTTTCTGAGGTAACATCCATCCAGTCTCTTTTAATAGACATTGGATCTATTTTAAACTTACACCCTTGCATTTTTTCTACCGATATATTAATCATTATTCATTATCCCACTTTGGATCATACATATCTGGCGTATGATATTTTTTGCTATAATCAAGCATTGTAACTATTGAATGTTTAGTTCCACTAGTTACTGGCATAGCTCTATGAGGATACATAAAATTAGAAGGAAATATATACAGGTCTCCAGCTTTTGGCTTTATGTTTAAACCCTGAAGTCTAAAAAATAGCTCTCCACCTTCGTAATCATCGTTTGGGTATGCTACAAGTGACACAGTACAGTTATAAGAATATCCATGATCATGATGTTCTTGAAAGTGTTGGCCTGGTCCATATTTAATAAAATTAAAAGCTTCCCAATATTTTAATGGCATAATGTTAAACATTCTACGATAATCTTCAACTGCAGGATTTTGGGCATCATACACATCTTGCCACAAAGACTGTAGCTTTAATGACTCTTCGCTTTTATCTGCCTCTATGTCTGTTTTTTTAAACTTAAAATCTACACAATCTCTATAGTCTGGCATAAGTTGTTGGTATCCAACATAAGCTGGATTCCAGTGGTATCTTTTGCCATCTGGAGATAATTGTCCCCATGGTGCAACCTCTCCCAATACGCTGTCAAGTCTATTTATAACATCAATTTCTGGTTTTATAACGTCTCTATAAACAACAATTCCTGTAGCCACTTCTTCTTTGCTAGACCATGTTTGCATTACTTGTACTCTCTTCTTGACCAGACATTCTTTATGTATACCCCACCGTCGGGAACCCTATACTTTTTCATGTTGTCATTCATTTTAGCATAAATGTCATTTTGAGACAATAGCTCTATTTCACTTTCCCAATCTTCTCTTTTAAATGGGATAATTTGCATATATGGGGTTCCAGCTTTAATTGTGCCTTCATATCCATCAACAACAAAAAATGGGAATGTTCCAGACAAATGAACTTTATCGTTATCTACAATCCCAGTAGTATTTAAAAATGGAAGATCGAATCTATTCATTGGTGTCATATATATACAGCTGTATCCTTCTGGAACCTCTAGACCCCAATCTGGCTGCCAAGCAAAGTGATACTTGTAGTAACCCTTTGGGTGCTCAAACTGTGGCATGGGTGGCCTTCTTGATACGAAGTCTCTGCAGTTTAATTCTGAAACCTTAACATCAATATTTCCCTGACTGTCTTTAAAAAATGTTATGTCGCATGGTGTTTTTAAAACGTAACCTGTTGAGAACCCATCCATAATTGCTGGGCAAGCTTTCCAAGTTGGGATCTTGCCATAATCATCCTTAGTTCCTTCTTTTGGAAATGGACAAACCGCTTTAGGAGCTTTAAAATAATCTCCGTTTGGCATCTTAGCAAATCTGTCTGCCTCCTTGTACCACTTTGGCATCACGGAGTGTGTTGTGGCAGGAGTTGACTTGCTATCTTTTTTTAACCAGGGCCTGAATGACCTAAAAATTATTTTCATTACTTATGACCGATTTCATTAATGTCTGTCATAATAACAACACAATACTTAGTTCCCTCTTTCATTGGCAATGACGCATGTTCATAAATATAGTTTGATGGGAATATTGCAATATCTCCAACTTTTGGGGTATGAATATGATTATCTAATCTTGGAAATTGTATCTCTCCACCCTCGTAGTCATCGTTAATATAAATTACTGCAGATACAGTACAATTATATGCTGGCCCATGGTCGGCATGAATTCTAAAATGCTTACCTTCTCCTTCATACTTTACAAAGTTAAATGCTTCATAATATACAACATTTATCCCCCAGTATCTTGCGTAATCATCAATACAAAATTTTAACTTCTCATAAATTTCATTATGTAAATCAATTAATGGAGCATTAAATTCATTTTTAGGGCCAAGGTTTTCTGGCTTAAATTTAAAATCTACGCAGTCCCTTGCCTTTTTAATCGGAACTACAGAATTTGTTACTTGAGCCTCTGACCATCTATATCTGGCCCCATTAGTTAAGTTGTCTTCAAGTATCTTTATATATCTTTCTGCGTCCTCTTTTGAAAAAGTATTATGATAAATGTTTAGACCTAATCCTGGATTAGTAGTTGTAATAGTACTGTTAACTCTTCTTTCTGGCAGCCTATTAGAAGCTGTCTCAGATCTATCTTTATTAAACCAGTGGTCTTGTGGGTCTTGATAATTCATTGTTTTTCCTACCTTTACAAACACATTGTATCATAATAAATATTTTATTATGTTTAATCAGGAAACTCTTGTTCCTGATTCTTTTACTGACTGACTAGAAACTATTATAAACTTACAATTCTCACGAAAATCTTTTAGGTTGTGAGATCCGCAATACGACATTCCGCTTGTCAAGTTATTAATCATTTGATTAATTGTATCCTCAACACTGCCTCTTTTTTCTACTTTGCCATGAACACCCTCTACATGCAAACGACTTGCATCTTCTGGCTTTTTATCCATTAAATCTAGTTGTAAGCTAAGAGATGCCGTTCCTCTAAATTCATTACTTGCACATTCTTCATGACCCGCAAACATGGATCCCATCATTACTGCACTTGCGCCTGCGGCTAAAGCTTTTACAATGTCGCCAGTTTGCTTTACTGCGCCATCTGAAATCAATCCGTTTATTTCATTTGATTTAATATTGTTATAAACATCCATAACTGACGCAAGAACTGGAACTCCAAATCCAGTAGCAAATCTGGTATTGCATGCTGCTCCGCCACCGATACCTACTCGTACTGAATCTGCTCCAGAATTCATTAAATCATTATATGCTTCATAGGAAGAAACATTTCCAATCATTATATGAGTGTCATTTGTAACAGACGATCTAAGTTGTTTTACAGCATTTATACAAATATCTGTGTGAGCAAATGCCGTATCTATTAGTAATGTTTTTATGTTATGAGATAAAATATTATTAATAAAATCAGAATTGTTTGCCTCTTCAATATTTACAGAGAATCCTAATTTATTGTTTGATGGCAACAGCCTAGACAATTCTTTTAGCTGACTAAATCTATTTGCAGAATTCTGCCACCTATTTATAAACCCCATCCCGCCTCTATTAATTATTTTATAAATCATTTCATTGGTACTTATAAAATCCATTGGTGCCATTAAAAATGGAATATCTAAATTAATATGCGCTGCTGGGTTATTTGGATTTCCTAATTTTGTTTTAACATCAACACTAGACCTACTAACAACACTTGATTTTTTAGGAACAAGTAAGACGTCGTCAAAACAAACGCTGTTAATAGCAGTGTCTAGATGCATCTTAGTCTTTTAAAGATTTCCAAGGGTTTGGAGGTAGTTTTAAACTTGATTCCAGAAACCAATTCCATTCTTGATGCTTAGATAACCTTTGAGATAAATGTTGAACAAGTCCGTGCTCACCAAATCTGATTGCGGTTGATATTAATATTTTTATTTCTTCAATCATTTTTTTATTTATTGGAACTAGATGAACAGCCATTTCGACTCCACAATAAGTGTCTGGCTTTACATTTCCCAAGGTCTGGTATTCGGCATACTGTTCTAACGTATATAATGCTTCTATGTTTAGCTTCCTTAACCAATTGGAAGTTTCATCTACTGCCTTTTCTGAATCTTCATAAATATCTCTATATACAATTCTAGATTGTCTCATCAAAACCGACTCTGTGTTCCAAACAAATCCCCGAACAAGATTTGTGAACACAATAGAGTTAGCCTGAAATGTTTTTAATGGCTTGCTTAATTCATCCACTATTAATTACCCTTCTAATAATAAGAGGTTATAATAATAACACATTAAAAAAAATGTGTCAATACTAGATGTTTAAAAACTGACTAATTTTATTTATTAAATCTGGATCGTCGTAATCAATTTTAATAAAATTAGGATTGCTTGACAGATTACTGTTAATGCTGCTAACGTGAGCATCATATATTGTAGAAAGCTCTTCATTCGTTAGATCAAGCATATTTGTTTTGCCTGTTTGCTGATAAAAGTTGCAGAAAAATTCTTCAAATAAATAATCAGGCACATGGCTAACATAAAGGTCTTTTACATAATTCATTTTTTCAAGCCAAGCTTCTTTGCTTATATCAATAAAAATAAACTTAGTATTATTATCTTTTTCAAAAGCATACTGGTGTATAAAAGAAGATGGGAATTCTATAAAGGCATCAACATTTGCGTATTTAGAATCAAAGTATTCTTTTGCACCATTGATATTTTCTTCATATTTACCTAAAGAGGTTTGATAACCTATTCCTTTAAAAAAATATTCATAGCTTATACTCTTAAGAGAAAAAAGAGATGCAATCTCTTCTCCTCTGGACATGTTTAATGACACTACGCAAATTTTCATGTATCTATTATATCATTTTCATTATTATTGTCAACTGAATCTGTGGGTCTATCATTACCTAATCCGACGTGATCAGCGCATCCACACATCCAACACATTTATCCAACCACCTTTTCTATGGAATATTTTATATCATTCCATATATCTTCCATGTCTTCACACCCTACAGACAGTCTAATCAGGTTGTGGGGGACCAGGGGACTCTCTAGTGGCCAACGCCTTCTTCTTTCCCACAAAGACTCTACGCTTCCAAGGCTTGTAGCATATCCTATTAGTTTTGAAGAATAACATATCTCATCAACTTCGATTTCTGTTGCATCAATTTCAAAAGATACGACTCCTCCAAATCCAGGATAATATACTTTGTTAACTTTAGGATGGTTTTGTAGTCTCCAAACCAATCCTCTTGCGTTATTCTCAGACTTTTTAAATCTTAAAGGGAAAGTTCTTATGCCTCTCAAAGAAAGCCAGGATTCAAATGGTGCTGCTATAGTTCCGTTTATTTTTCTTTCAAACTCTATCTTCTCAAAAAGGTCATTGTTATTTGTAGATATAGATCCAATTAATACGTCGCTATGACCCGATAAATATTTTGTAACGGAATGTAATGAAATATCTGCACCCAGTTTAAGTGGCTGCTGATTAATTGGTGTCGCAAATGTATTATCTACTACAACAATAATATTTGATTGTTTAGCGCAATTTATTAAAGTTTCTAATTCTGCAATATCTAACATTGGGTTTGTAGGAGACTCTATCCACAACATATACGCCCCTGTAAGATTTTCTATAACTTCTTCTGTATTTGCTATATCCACAAATCTTGCAATTATTTTATTTTCATCATTTAGTTTTTTTAATGTGGCGTTTACTCCAGCATAACCTTGGTTTGATGCAACTACAATACCTCCAACTGGTATCGTTGATAAAATAGAACTCACGGCAGACATACCAGAGCTAAAAGCTAATGTCTTTCCGCCCTCTAAAGATGATATTGCATTTTCTAAATCTTTACAGTTTTCATTTCCATATCTTGCATAGCCAATATCTCCTCCAGCATAATATGTAGAGTTAAGAGATATTGGAGTATTGAATGGACCATCTGGAGTTCTATCTGGTCTTCCAGAATGTATAGATCTAGTATTAAATCCTGTCATCTTATCCCCATATCGCTGCCGAGCATTTTGTACACATGTCTGAATACGACTTAAGTATCATATCAGATCTCTCTTTACTATTCCAAATATCTTTTAGGGTAGTAGAATTTACATTTCCATATATAGTTTCAAAATCATAGTCTGCACAACAAATGAACAGATCTCCGTTTGGATTTATGTGTATCCACTCATTTGTCCTGCTTCTTATTTCTATTCCGCCATTACACCCTATAACCTTTTTGTTATCAGACTTTAAATATTTATCAATGGCAAACCTTTGTGTAAGTATTCCATATTTTTCTAAGTGTGCAGCTCTATCATATAAATGATGAGAGGTGCTAATGTCTAAACCTGGAAACATTATTTTAAATTGTTCTGCATCTTTTGCCAACTCTCCGTTATCATCATCTAGGTCTACTTTTGGCGCATTGCTTAAAAGGTCTAACCATCCACCATTTTTTGTTAGAGATGAATTATTTACCCCATTTACCATAAGGTGCAAATAAGGATTAAAAAGACCACTATTCTTTTTTTCATTTAAATATTTAACATTAGACACAACTTTATCAAAAAGTTTTATGTTCATATTAACGTATCTAGACCATCTTTCTGGTTCGGAAGATGGTATGTTTAACAAGATTCCGTTAATAACATCTTGATACTCTATAAGTAAATCAACCTTTTTGGGAGTTAACGCTACCCCGTTTGTTAAAATATTTGTTTTAAACCCATACTTTTTATAAACCTGAAGCATTTCTTCAAGGTGCTTATAAAGCAAAACTTCATTATAATTTGCAGAGTATGCTAAGTTTAAATTTGGATCTACAAAGTCCCCCTTGCCTTCTGTCAACTGTCTGAATATATTATCTAATTCAGATATCTCCATATCTCTTATTGCTGATTTAGGGTTTCCCGCATAAGAAACTGGGCAGAACCAACAGCCAGCATTACAAAGTCCATTGACATCAATTTGAACTGCTTTAATCATATAATTATTCATACTGTTTTCTATCCCAATAATATTTTTTATAAAAATTATTTTCTTTATATTTATTATTTCTAATATCACATTCTTCTAAAAGATTTTCATTTAATTCCATTGCCCATTGTTCTCTCATAAAAGGAATTATTTGAAATATAGGAGTTCCAGCTTTAATTATTCCTTCGAACCCCTCTTTTATAAAAAATGGAAGATTTCCTTTTGGCATTATAGAGTCTGAATCTACAATAGCCGACAAGGTTGTAAATGGCAAATCGTATCTGTTTATTGGATGACAAATTAATATACTATAATCTTTAGGAGTTTTTATAATGTACGGATTTTTCCATAAAAATTGTCTGCTATCATGATTAAATGGTATTGGCATATTTCCAATACTGCTACTATCACGCAATCCAATAACATCTAAATCATTGTTTAAATCTATGTCTTGTTTTAAAACCATAGAGTATCCAGAAATAAATCCATCTATAAAAGGCATGCAATGTTTTAGCATTAATGAACTTGGTTCGTCTTTATACCATTGTGGTATTATTTTTTTTGCAGGTACAAGACTCATATTTGTCTCATTTTCTTGACAGTAAAATTCAAGCTGCATGTTAAGATTATATCTTATAGACTAATGCTTGTCCAGTAGGTAATTCTAAAATATTATCTACTCCAAAGAAATCATTCATTGCTTTTCGTGCTCCTGGGGTTTTATCTGATCCATAATCGTCACATATCAATACCCCGCCTTTAATTAGTCTTGGCCAAAAATATTCTATAGAATTTTTGGTGGGGTCATATAAATCAACATCTATATTGACATAGGAATATTGTTCATCATTAAGTTTATTAAATACTTCTGGAATCCAGCCTTTATATAAATCTACATTGTCAAAGTTTTTTAATATTTTCTCTGCAAATGAGATACTTATAGATAATTTTTTAGATTTAAAATAATCGCTATCATATTCACCAGGTTCTGAAACGCCTTCAAAAGAATCTATCCCTATAAATTTGTTTTTACAAAGATCCGCTACAAAAAACATAGACATTCCAGCATAAACACCGCACTCAGCAAAATTTCCTTTGTCTTTTTGCTGAGTGGCTAGTTGTCTTAATATATATAATCTGGCATATAAAGAATTATTAATTTCATTATTTATTCCTGCTAGAATGTTAAATTGATTAAACAATGAAACAAACTTAGCATCTTGTTGCCAAGATGAGATATATGAATCCACGTTACGAAATTACTAAATAATTTCCAACTAGGAACCAAGCATGTGGGGCTGTTCTAATTTCATAAACATCTCCCTCATCAAGTATTTCAATCTTTTCAACTGGAACATATGAAACCTTTCCAGAGTTGCTATCAATATTTACAAGAATATCTCCTACAACAATATCTTTAGGTTCTTTAGTACCAATTCCAACTTCATTTTTAATAAAGATTGGCTGATATGGTGAGAATAAATTTTCACCATCATTTAATTTAATTAACTGCTTTTGGCTTAACTCGCTCTTAACAACTTCTGTTTCAATAAATTCAACATTATCAGATATTGACACGTTGTTTAGTGTATCAGAATTTGTTAAATAACTTGGGTCAACTGTAAGCAAAATATCTCCTACCTTAATGTCTTCAGCATTAACATATCCATTGTTGGTAAGGATTTTAGATTTTGCATAGACACACTTATATCCCTTAGAGAAAGTTGGGAAGTATGGTGGGAAGAATGGGAAGAATGGGAAGTACGGGAAGAACGGTGGGAAGAATGGGAAGAATGGGAAGTACGGGAAGAACGGTGGGAAGAATGGGAAGAAT